TTGTTTGTTACCGGTTGTTCGCCAATATGGGCGAATGAAGGCCAGAAGAAATCTAATGGATCAGATTTAAGGTATGTTTTTGGTATTCCTTGTTGGTATGCAGGTTGTGGCATTACTGACATGATGCCGATAATGTATCCGTGTTCTTCGCAAAAATAATTACCATATTTTCCTGTTGATACTGCTACTCCGTGTCCTGCCATTGTACCTTGAGCTTCTTGTTCTGTTGCTGATGTGTTTAATACTTCTGATATAATAACTGGTGTTTTTAAGCCTGTTATATATTCTGGTCTTTGCAATCTTTTGTCTGATGACCTTACACCGAAATGCATTAATATGTTTTCAATGTATCTTGTTCCACCTCTAGCGTTTTTTTCTAACCATTCTTGTAATCTAAATGCTCTACGTAAATCATTTATTGTAGTTGGATCAATAGATGTTTCTGATGTTTTAGCTATTAATGCACTTGTATTAGCAGGTTGAGATGATAAATTTACTGGTAATGTGTTGCCAATTAAAGCTAATTCTTGTGCACCTCCGTCTGTTGATTTTGCATATAATGAATCATAAGGTGCTGTAATTTCATCGTCATTCCATGTTACTCTTGTGTCTCCAGATATTGTTCCAATTGGTATATCTACTGCTGTTCCTTTTTGTGCAAAGGGTAGGGATCCTGTAAAATAATCGTGTTCCCATGCTCTTTGGCGCATTTTTACTAAATCTGTTACATCTCCTGTATTGTTTCCGTCTGCTAATGTATAATCGACTTCTGTTACTAAGTTTTCGTCTCTATAATATTCGTTATATATTGCTTGATATGCTGCTAATGGTAAAGCGTTTAATGCTTGTGTAATTCCTGTTCCTGTGTTTGGGGGTATTCCCATATAATCTAGGAATTTTTTTTGATCTGCTGTAAAGTTGTCTGTATAGTTTATGTATGGTAATGGGTTGGGGGTGTTTGCGTCTACTATATATTTTTCCCAATTGTCCCATGTTAATCTGTTAGGTACAAAGAAATAGTGTACTGATACGTCCATGCGGTGCATGACGGGTGCGACCATAGGGGCGAATCTGATAAGACTATCGCAGCCTATTTGAAAGCTGTCGCCCGGTACACATTCTGTTACCAATACTGGTGTTAAGTTGCCCATTTTCATGGACATTTTTACGTCATGACTTAGATCGAAGACGTTTTTTTTCGGTTTTTCTACTTGTACCGAGTTGAAGATGTTTTTTCCCATTGTTGTTGGTTTTTTGTTGATAAGTTTTTTAATTAAAGACGAATTCCGCCACGACTAACATAGTACGTGCGTAGTTTTTTGCTTTTTCCTTTAGAGTAAGTTCCTCTTTTTTTGTAGCTTTTGCTACGTTTTCTGTAGGCCATGTGGTTGATTTTTAATGGTTTATAATTCTATTTAACATAATGTTTTGCTTATAATTAACATATAGTTAAGTATGTATTAGTAAGTTATGAAATTTATTTGATATTTTATTTTAATCCCCTACCCTAGTAGGGTTTATCTTACCATTGCTGTTAATAATATTTTTATTATTGATTGTGTTAGACCAGATGCTGGGCCGACATACTGATCTATTTGTGATTTCCATTTTGCTTCTATTTGGGACATGTTATTTTTATTTATTTGTCCTGCTGTAATTGCTTGTATTTGTTGTTGCATAAATCCGTTTAAAGCTAATTTTGATTGTTGATTTAATGCATTATATTGGTTGTTTGTTACAAGTTGTTTTACTTCTTGTTGTAATTTTTCGTATTCTCCTGCTTGTAATGATTGTTTTAATCTGTTCATCCTGGTGTCTTCCATGATGTTGTCTATTTTTGTATTTGTTTGTGCATTGTTTATACCAGGTGTTTGTACTCTGTCTGGTAATGTTTGATCCTTATATTCGTTATCTAATTTTAGTCCTGCTATTTGTTGTTTTTGGATTTCTAATGCGTTTTGTTGTTGTTGTACCCCAAAGTATTGGGATACTATTTGTCCACCGTCGATTTGTGGTGCGTTAGGCGACCATGATTTTGTGTCTGTTGATCGTACGGGTTGTGATATTGAGTTTGCACCTCCACCGTATATAAGGTGGGGGGATAGTCCTGCTTCTTTTAAACGGGCCATTTGTTGTAGTGGTGAGTTATACTCATTTGTTCTTGCCCAGTCCGCTAATGCGTCTGTACGTTGTTTTCCATATTGAACTTCGTTCCATTGTCTTGTTTTTTTATTCATGGATGATTGAGCTAGTGCGTTACCGCCTGCTGTTGCTGCTGCTACTATTGCTGATATTGTTACTGGATCCATGTTTTTTTGTTTTTTTTTGTGTGTTTATTGACTCTAGGTCGTTTTTTTGTGTTATTCGTGCTTTTGTCCTTGTCGTACCTTCGCGTCCTTTTTTACTCATTTACACTGGTTTTTTAACCTAGTGTCAATTAGCACTAATATATCAAGTAGTATTAGTGCTGTTCTGCCGCGCTTCGCTTGCCTTCCACTTTGTCGGGGATCGGCGAAGCCGTCCCCTAAAAAGTGGTGTTTTTTAGAGTTTTTACGTTTTACTCTTGGTTTTCATCGACTACGTCGGTGATTTTGTGTTTATTTTTTGCGTCTTTTCTTTCTTTTGCCGCTTTAAACTTTTCGTTTAATTGTTGTAGTTCTTCTCTGGCTTGTGTTGCCAATTCTTCGCGTTCCGCTAAATCTAATGTTTCAGGATCTTTTGCATATCCTTCTCCATCTTCCCATAATGGGGTTTTTGTACCGTCTATTGGTAATCCTTTTGCGTATCGAATTAATATCTCACGCATTGTCATTGTTTGATCTGGTACTGTTTCTGACGGTTTGTTGTTAACTTGTCCTTTATATGGAAAGTCTTTTGCGTTGCCTGTGTTTTTTAATGTTCTCATAGTTTTTGTCTTTGTAATGATTGTTTTTTGTTTCTACGAAATTGGTTTAAATGTCTTTGTACTATATGGAAATCGAAATTTTCGATTCCTATCTCCTTTAATAAGTCGTCTGTTTGTTTTTCGGCTAATTGTTTCATATGTATTGAAATCATGAATTTTTCGCCGTCTTTATACATTTTTTCTTTGTAGTATCTTGGCATTGATGCCTTTTTTCCGTCTTTTAACGGAAGATACATACGTTCTTCTAGTTTATTTTTATGCCATTTTATGGCTTGTGGTGTGAGGTAAGATTTTCCTAGTCCTTTAGACATAACTGAAAATTCTTTTTGTCTGTCGTCTTGTTGATGCATTGGAATTTGTTTTTCTTTTGATATATATTTTAAAGTATACCCAATACTAGCATCGTTAACATCGCCAAAATGGCAATGACCGATAGTAGTATTATTAAGATTCCAAGCGCTCTCAACATTGTTACAATTACCATTAAAAAGGATAATATGATAATGTGGGCGTTGCGTTTTATCTCCATATTCGCCCACTGCGTAGTAAGATATTTTTTCATGAGTTAATTTTCTTAATCTTTTGAAAAATTTTTGTAAATCTGTTTTACGTAATGTTTGTAGTCCGTTTTCTGTTGTAGGCACGTTTGATTCGTCGTATGTTAAGGTAACGAATTGTGATGTGTTGCTTACTTGGCCATGTTTTGTTAATCGGAAACTCCACCCCGAGATCCTTCTCTTTTGACAGGGTGGGCATTTCCCACATGGAAAAGGAATGTAGCCCATTGTGACTCCATTCACTATTTCCATTTTTTTGTAGTAGGGTGTTATACATCTTGTTGACATGTTAGAAGTTTGGTGTTCCGAACTTAGGCATTGGCCTTACTGCTTTTATTTTATGCATAATTTGACAATATAAATTGTCTTCTCCGTCCTGTACTGCGAAAATTCTTTCGCATTGATCAGGTGTACATTCTATAAATGTGTCGTTTAATGCTGGTTGTGTTGCAAATATTCTTCCTAAATGCCAGTAGTCTAATACTGTTCTAAAGTCTCCCGCTACACGTGAAGCTTGATATTTGTATTCGGCATAACGTGGAACGTAACCGAATGTGTCTTCTGCTGTTGCTGTATATGCGTAAAGCTCGTTGTTTGTTACCGGTTGTTCGCCAATATGGGCGAATGAAGGCCAGAAGAAATCTAATGGATCAGATTTAAGGTATGTTTTTGGTATTCCTTGTTGGTATGCAGGTTGTGGCATTACTGACATGATGC